AGCAAGAATCTCTCTTTTTTTGAAGATTCGCCTTATTTTGCAAGGGTTTCAGCGATTGGTGACGAACCGGTCGAGATCGGCCGGGAACAGCCGAGACTGGAATCGGCGCGTCTGGGGGGCTGGAGTTTTGGGGATGCTGTCGCAGCCTGGGCAAAGACCCATCAGGGCATTACGTTGATGCCGTGGCAGGTTTACGCGCTCCAAGGTTTGCTGGAGGCTGACGAGTCCGGTGATCTCATCCGTCGAGAAGCTCTTATCTCCACGGCGCGCCAGCAGGGGAAGTCCGTCATGCTGACGGCCCTCATCGGCTGGTACCTGACGTACTTTGCTGATGACCGGGGCCGCGCCCAGAACGTTCTCTCTACCGCTAACCAACTCGACCGCGCCGAAGCCATCTTCGCGAGCCTCGCCCCAATCCTCGTCGAGCACTTCGGCGGCAAACAATTGCAGGCCATCGGACGCAAGAAAGTCACTATGCCGAATGGCTCCACCTGGGAGATTCGTGCCGCGTCATCGAGGCTCCACGGCGGCTCCTACGATTTGATTGTGGTGGACGAGCTCTGGAACATCAGCCCCAGCACCATGGACGAAGCGCTGCGGCCGTCCATGATTGCCCGCCCGAACCCACTCCTGGCCTGCTTTTCGACTGCCGGTGACGCGTCATCGGAAGCCATGATCCAAATGCGCGAACGCGCCCTGGACGACATCGATACCGGGAAAGTCAGCGACACCTACTTTGCAGAATGGTCTATGCCGCTCGGGGCGGACCCGCGAGACGAACGCTGGTGGCGCTGGGCCAACCCGGCTCTGGGTACCACGGTCACGATGAAAGCGCTTCGGGCGGCCTCTACCAAAGAGTCTTTTCTGCGCGCCCACCTCAACCAGTGGATCACGACACGCGGCGCCATGCTCGATGCCGGTGTCTGGGAGTCCTGCCAAGCGGACGTCGAGATGCCCGGCGGCGGCTGGCTCACCATTGACTCATCGGTGGACGATGCCAGGTATGTCGGTGTTCGCACTTCGAGCCTCGACGGGAAAGTCGTGGTTGACACCGCGTTCGTGGTCGACACCGAGGACGCTATGTGGGCGGCCGTCGAGGAGATTATGAAGGACAAGTCGGTCAAGCTCGGCGTGACCCCGACGTTGCAGCTGCACCTGCCACTGTCTATGAACCATCGGTTCACCACCATCGGCTACGCAGAGCTGCTCAAGTACACAAGCTTGGTGCGCTCGATGATCCAGGAGGGACGCGTCCAGCACCGCGGCACCCGCACCCTCCATGAGCACATGACCCGCGCCGTCGGCGTCAAAACCGCCCAGGGCTACGTCATCTCCAGCCAGAAATCCCCTGGCCCTATCGAGATTGCCCGGTGCGCCATCTGGGCCATCGCCCTGGAATCCAAACCGCAAACGAAACAGAAACCAGTACTGGTCATCACCGGCTGATGTAAATTGCAGGCAAGTGGTTTGCCGTCGTCGGGGCGGCGACCACCCGATCTAAGGAACCCACCATGGCTATCTTCGGCAAGCGCGAAACCAAAGCACAGATCTCACCGCCTGCGGTGACCAAGGCCGCTGCCGCCGGGACGAGCTACTACACCCAGAACGCTGGCGCAAACATGATTGGCCAGTACTACACGTATGTCGAGGGCGAAGTACGCAACCGCGCCATGCAGGTGCCCGCCATCAGCCGTGCCCGCGACCTTCACGCTTCCGTGCTGGCGTCAATGCCGTTGAAGATGTACCGGGAACGCTGGGACGAAACCACCCGCGAGATGGAAGAAGAAGACATCGCGCCGCGCTCCTGGTTGCGCCGCCCCGATCCGTCCATCACCTACGAAGCGCTCATGGCATGGACCCTGGACGACATCTTCTTCTTTGGGCGCGCGTTCTGGTACATCACCAGCCGCACCCAGGACGGCTACCCCGCGTCCTTCACCCGCCTGCCCGCCGGCTCCATCACCACCCAGGATCAGGCAGGCCCCGTCTGGTACGCCCCGTCTAACGAGGTTTACTTCCAGGGCGGCGTCATTGACCCGGTCAACCTGGTGCAATTCATCAGCCCAACGCAGGGCGTCATCTACAGCTCTGAACAAGCCATCACCACCGCACTGAAAATTGAGGACGCGCGTTTGCGTAACGCCTCGTCAAGCATTCCCGCAGGCATCCTGCGCCAGGTGGGCGGCGAACCCCTGTCAGCCCAGGAGCTTGCGGATCTGTCGGCGGCGTTCAACACGGCCCGCGCCACCAACCAAACCGCCGCCCTGAACGAATTCCTCGACTACCAGACGAGCGACGCCACGCCCGACAAGATGATGCTCATTGAGTCGGCGCAATTTTCCGCGCTTCAAATGGCCCAAATCTGCAACATCCCGCCCTACCTGCTGGGCGTCCCGACCGGCTCCTACGCTTACACCAACAGCCGCGAATCCCGCTGGGATCTCTGGCTGTTCGGGACCAAGATGTACGCCGAAGTCATCGCCGCAACCCTGTCCGCAAACAACATCCTGCCGAACGGCACCTACGTCGAATTTGACACCGATGATTACCTGGGCGAAATGGAAGTCGCAGACATGACACCGACACCGGGCAATTCCAGTACAGTGCAAGAGAACACCCAGGAGGAACTCGCGTGATCCGCTTCACATCTGACCAGGTAAACGTCCAGGCAGGCGCCGGCGACACCGCTGGCGAGCGCCGCATCGACGCGATCGCAGTCCCCTACAACACGTTTGCAACGGTGTCTGACGGCACCGAAGTCATGTTCAAGCCTGGTTCACTGCCGGTCGAGGGCAAGCAGCCCCGCGTTTTCATGTACCACGACGCATCCAAGCCTGTCGGCGTTGTCGCTGAACGCGTTGACACGCCCGAAGCCATGCTGGCCTCGATGAAGATTTCCCGCACCGCCCTAGGTGACGAGGCACTGGTGCTTGCCGCTGACGGCGTCATGGACGTGTCCGTTGGCGTCAACCCCACCAAGTTCACCTACGATGACCAGGGCCGCATGATCGTGGAAGCAGCAGATTGGATGGAACTCAGTTTGGTACCCATCCCCGCGTTCTCTGGTGCTACCATCACAGAAGTAGCTGCGCAAGCGGCGACAGACCCCGACGAAACAGAAACACCCGAAGTTCCAGAGGAGGAACCAGTGGAAGCAACACCCGCACCCGTCGAGGCCGTCGAGGCAGCCGCGATTCCGACCGCCCCCATCCCGGCACAGCCGAAGCGCGAATTCCGTATGCCGTCGGCAGCGGACTACCTGGCCGCCATGCACATCGGCGGCGACACGTTCGCAAAGCTCAACGCCCAGTACCGCGAAGCCGCAATGGCGCAGCGCTCGCCGCTCCAGGCCGCAGCCGGTGACGTCATCACCACCGACACGCCCGGTCTGCTCCCGGTTCCGGTGCTCGGACCGTTGGTGCAGGACATTGCGTTCCTGCGCCCGTGCGTCAATGCCGTGGGCGCTCGCGCGTATCCCGACGGCGGTGCACAGAAGACGTTCGTGCGTCCGACGATCACGACGCACACCAGCGTCGGCACCCAGTCGACCGAACTCTCCGCAGTGTCGGCCACCACGATGGTCATCGCGTCGAACTCGGTCACCAAGACCACCCTCGCCGGTCAGGTCACCCTGTCCGTCCAGGACATCGACTTCACCAGCCCCGCAGCCATGCAGCTCATCCTGAACGACCTCATGGGCGAGTACATGATCAGCTCGGACAACTTCTGCGCCGACAACCTGCTCACCGCAGCATCGTCCTCGGGCGTGTGGGACGGCACCCTCGCCGACCTGCTCACCTCGGTGTACGACGCCGCCAAGGACGTCTCCTCGGGCCGCAACTGGATGCCGACGCACATGTTCGTCAGCCCCGACGTCTGGGCACAGCTGGGCAAGCTCGCCGACTCGACCGGTCGCCCGGTGTTCCCGTTCGTGGCAAACGGCCTCTCCGGCATGAACGCCCTCGGTGCACAAAACGCCGCCAGCTGGAACGGCAACCCGCTCGGACTGGAGCTCATCGTGGACAGCAACTTCGCTGCCAAGACGATGATCATCACCCGCGTCGGCCAGGGCGCAGGCGATGCGTTCGAGTTCTACGAGCAGCAGCGCGGCCTCCTGTCCGTCGAGGTTCCCTCCACCCTCGGTCGCACCATGTCCTTCCACGGCTACGTCTCCACGTTCGCAGCCATCGAGGGCATGATCCGCAAGATCACCCAGGCGTAAGGGAGGCCGCCGATGGCGGTATACACAGTCATCAGCCGTGCCCGCATTGACGGCTACGCCGTTGTGCAAACGCTCACCAACACCGACATCCAGCCGGGGCAGTCCATCACGATTGCCTCGGTTGGCACCGGGTTCAACACCACCGCCAGCGTCCTGTTCTGCCCCGAATACGAGTACATCGGGACAGACGCCCGTACCGGCGAATGGCTCTACAACTACGAACAGCCAGTAGCGAACCAGTACCTCTACGCGAACAGTGGTGATGATGTCGAGTGGGGCGTTCTCAACCCGACAGGCACACTCACCTGGACGCAAACCTGCACCTGGATCACGGCCACCCAGATCGAGGACTACCTGGGCATCCCGCTCACCAGCGCCGATGACGCCGCGTTTCTCATCCAGTGCGCCGCCGCCGCCAACGCTTTCGCGTACCGACGCAGAGCCGAATCTGGGTACCTTCAGGAGTCACTGACCACCAGCCCCGGCGGAGACGTCACGCTTGGCACCATCATGATTGGTGCGGCGTATTTCCGTCAGCGCGGTTCCTATAACGCCATCGCATCCTTTGAGGGTATGGGCGTACCGCCCGCTAACGGCGTGACACCGATGGTCCTGCAGCTGCTTGGCGTGAACCGTCCGCAGGTCGCCTAATGGCCTACACGGACCTCCTGAACGAGGCGCTCGATGACCTGGCAAGCACGCTGGCAACCATTAGCGGTTTGCCGGTAGTCACCGACCCGCGCAACATCCTCCCAGGATGCGTCCTGATCCAGGCACCGTCCTTCGAGGCGTTCACCTACAACGTCGTGAAAATGACGTTCCCCGTGATGATCATCGGGTCAGGCCCAGGCAACCTTGACGCGCTCCGCGCTTTGATGGCCATCGCCGCAGAATTGCTCGCCAAGAAAGTCGGCGTCCTTGATGGGCGGCCCGCCACCGCGCTCATCGGTGGCACTGAACAACCCGCATACGATTGCACCATTGCACTGGAGGCGTCCACCACATGACCACCTACCGCGTCCTGTCACCGCTCGTCGGCACACCCGGCGAAATCTACAACCCCGAAATTCTGGTGAATCTCAACGCGCTGATCTCGGGCGGTTTCATTGAGGCCGTCACCGACGAACCCACCCCAGCAGACGAAAAACCTGCTAAAACTAAGAGCAAGAAAACCGACCAGGAGTAAACCATGGCCACATCCAGCTACCTCTCAAATCCCGTTCTGAAGGTCAACAGCGTCGATCTCACCGGCTGGTGCACGGCCGCAAACCTGAACCGCGTCGTCGAGGCCCAAGAGGACACCGTGTTCGGTGCCACCGGCAACGCCCGCACCTACACCGCAGGCCTGGAAAACAACGAACTCACCTGCACCCTGTTCATGTCATACGCCGCCAGCGAGGTCTACGCCACGCTCGCACCGCTCGTCGGGACCAAGACCACCGTTCGCGTCCAGCCGACGTCCGCAGCCGACTCGGCCACCAACCCCGGCTTCATCCTGACGAACACCTACCTGGAGACCCTGCCGGTCCTGAACGCAACCCTCGGTGAGCTCTCGACCATCGAGCTGACGTTCACCGGCGGCTCGTACACCGTCGACACCACCGCCTGACAAGCACTAGCCCTGGGAGAAGGCAATGCAACTCAAACTTCGCGTCACCACCAACGACGGCGTCACCTACGACGTCGCAACCAACCTGTTCACCATCATCGCGATGGAACGCAAGTTCAAGATCCGTGCATCCGACCTGGAACACGGCGTCGCCATGGAACACATGGTTTACATGGCGTACGAAGCATCCAAGCAGGCCGGCGTCAGCGTCAGCCCAGTGTTCGATGACTTCATCAAGACCCTCGCCGACGTCGAAGTGATTGAGAGCGAGCCGGGAAACCCTACCGACCCGGTTCAGTCGGATACGCCCTAGCAGCCGTACTGGCCGAAACCGGGTACTGGCCCCCAAACATCCCGTTCGACTTGCAGGAACTCACTACGCTGTACAAGGTATTCGAGGACCGCGAGAAAGCAGCCAAACGTGGCCACAACCGTTGACATCCGCGCCACTGGCATCAAGGAAGCGCTGCGTGAGCTCAACAGCATTGACAAGCGGCTGCGGCGCCAGATCACCAAGGACTACCAAGCCATTGTGGCGCCAGTGGTGACGGACGCCAAGCAGCACACACCAGACAAGGCGCCGCTGTCGGGTTGGGATCGCAACTGGACGCCGCAGGGCTCCAGCCAGTCCGTCCTGCCGTTCCAGGGCAACACCACCGGCAAAGCGCCACGCAAACCCACCAAGCGCGAAATGAACTACCCATCAGGCCGCCGTCAGTATGGCGAGTGGGCCAAATGGGACGCCGGCATCAAGGCTTACATCAGCGGTAAACGCCCGACAACGTTCGGTGGCTACACGCGCAACCTGGCTGCGTTCGGTGTCCGCTGGCAGGGCCGCGCCGCTGTCCTGTTCGACACGTCGGGCCAGTCCCGCACCCAGCAAGGCGCCCGCATGGTCGCGGCGCTCAACTCCAAGTTCGGTACCCCGTCCCGCGTCATGTGGAGGGCATACGAGCGTTCTGACAGTCAAGTACAGTACGAACTACGAAAGCTCGTCAACAAGGTCATGCAGGCCGTCGGGCGTGAGATCTAGGACGCATCATGGCTATCAACATTCCGCTGATTACCGACTACGACGGTCGAGGAGTCAAGAAGGCTGAAAAGGCGTTCGCCAACCTGGGTAAGTCCACCAAGCAGCTGGGCGCCAGCCTGAAGTCGGTTTTCCTCCCGGCAGCCGCCGCCGTCGGCGCGTTTGCCGCAGTCAGCTTCTCGGCCGTGAAGGCAGCCGTCGAGGATCAAGCCGCCCAGGCACTGCTCGCCAAGCAGCTCCAAAACTCAACCAAGGCCACCAAGGCTGACATTGCCGCCACCGAGGACTTCATTACCGCCATGTCGCTGGCCACTGGCGTGGCAGACGATGAGCTGCGTCCTGCGCTCGCCTCGCTGGTTCGGGTGACCCGCAATACCCAGAAGTCCCAGAAGCTTCTCAAAACGGCTCTCAACGTCTCTAAGGGCACCGGCAAGAGCCTCGCTACTGTGGTGCAGAGCATCTCCCGCGCCTACGGCGGCAACGTCAAGGCGCTCGCCAAGCTCGACCCCAGCCTGAAGCAGTACATCACCAAGACGACAACGGCTGATCAAATTACCGCCCGCCTAGCCAAGAATTTCACTGGCGCGGCCGCCACTGCCGCAAACACTTACGCAGGGCGCCTGGATCGCATGAACGTAGCGTTTGCCGAAGCCAAAGAAGCGCTCGGCGTCCTGCTACTGCCCATCCTGGAAAAGTTTGTCAGCCTGATTACCAACAACGTGATCCCGTACGTTGACAGGCTCATCGCCAAGTTGGAGACCGACGGCCTCGGTGGCGCGTTCAAGATGGTTGCCAATGACGCACTGTCGTTCTCTGACAAGGCAAAGGGCT